TTATTAAAATAGTTATAATAAAAATCTATTACAGGTATAGCAAATAATACTACTACTAACCAAAAACATATTAATGAAATATCAGATTTCATTGAATCCGGAGCAATAATATAAAAATCACAAAGAGTAGATAGATTATTTGATATATAGTCATGGGCTTTAATTAAAATATTAGTTACTTCAATTTTAGTAGTATCAGATGTTTTTATTTTATCAAGTTCTTCTTGTACTTGTTCTTTTACTTTAGCTTCAACTATTTTATCAATATATGAATAAGCTTTTTGTATGAATTGTTCTTGATATTCAGGGAATTTTTCTAATTCATTGAGTAAAGGATTAATATCTTCTAAGTTATTTACTAATGTTTCATCATAATATTCAGTGTACTTTAATTTTGACGTAAAAGATGAAATAAGGTCTTTATTATAAGATATTTTATCTTGAATTCTGATAGATTGTTGAATTGCTGTACAAATATGATTAGGAATAGTAGGTATTGAAACCTGACTAAGAATATTAGAATATTGATAAATTGCTGGAGAAATTTTAGGAACATTATAATATTGAGCTATTGTAAAAGAATTTAGATGCATGTTACTAAGAATATTAGTGTATTGAGACATTATGGAGGAAATATTAGGAATTTGTGGTATTGAAGTGAGTTTAGGTAAATTATTTGCCAAAGACATAGCATTACTAATTGCTAGGGTATAGTGATTTATTTGATTAATTTTAGATAAATTATTAGCAATAGATGTAGCATTATTAAAAGCTAATGTAGAAAGTTGGATTTTTTCTAAATCTGAAAGTTGGTCATATTCATCTACATGAAGATTTTCGGATGAGTTTTCAGAAATTGAGGTTTCGTTTGGTTTCATATGAATGAATCCTTTCCTTATAATAATCTAAGTAAATAAATGGGGGTTTATTTACTTATGATTATTATATATTTTTTTAAAGTTTTTAGGAAGGAATCTATTATAAGGGTTTAAATACTAAATTAAAATATGGCGGTGATATAGCGATCGATGCATTGATATAAAAAATAGTATAAGAGATATTAGTTATGTAGCAGGCGTGATTATAATAATATATTTCAAATAGTCTTTATAACAGAAGAAATATTTAAGATATATTTACGTTTAAAAAATAATATATGCTTGTAAAAATACTAATATTACAAATTATTATTTTAAGAAAAAAGTATTAACTTACAATATTATTAAGGAGTTAAGAAAATGCAACTTACAGATAAAGAATTTTATTGTTTGTCTTGGCATTATAATGCTTTTTATGAACAAGCCAAGCATAAAAAAATAGCAGATTACGCACAAGCATGCGAAACCTGCAAATATAAAAAACAATGTTATATTGAAACTAAAAATCCTATTGTATATGAAATGGAGAAAAAATTACCAGTACAAATAATAAAACATATACATCAAAAAGATATTTTTAGCTTAGGTAAAAATAATTAACATCTAGGAATAGTTTTCAATATAGGACAATCGTCTGGATTAGATAAAGAACAACGTCCTATATCTGCTAAAGAGCATTCAAATGATACTAATTTATATTGAGTGTGCATTTGTCCAATTACATTTATAGGTCGATATTCTGCTGCTATTTGATGTGTTTTTCCAGTAGTAGGACAATCACCTTCATAGTATTTAATCATTGTAATCACCTCCTTTCAAGGATGATTATAACACAGATATTTTTTTATGATGAAGTAGAATTACTTAGAAAATGTTAGGAGAATTTTATGAGCAAAGATTTTCAAAAAGAAAATAATACACTCAAACAATCCTCAAATACAATTTCAGTTGATGAATGTTTAGATGTATTAACTGGATTGGTAAAAATCAATGTTGATGAAAGTATTTTAGATAATATTTTTTCTTGCATGACAATAAAAACAGCTAAACCTATATTATTTTATGAAAAAATAAAAGAAGCATTTATTATCGTAGCAATAGCAAAGTCTTTTGGTGTTGGTAATGAATTAAATGATTATTTAATCAGTATTCAACAAGTAAATAAAAATATTAAATAGAATAGGAGGAATACTATGGATTGGAAGCTGGAATATGAGCTTACTCGCAAAAATATAGTTTCATCTATTGAGAGTTTAAGAACAACACTTACTGCACAGGAAAATTTCTTGAAAATTCTTGATAGAAACTATAATGAACGCAAAGAAATAGAAGCTTTGAAAATAGAGAAACAAAAACCTTATACAGTCCAGCAAGTAGCGGAACAGTTAAATGTAGATAGGCAAACTATTTATAAAGCTATAAAAGATGGAATATTAAAAGCTCGTCATATACGAGGTTCAATTCGCATCTATCCAGAGGATTTGAATAACTATATCAATCAATGTTGAATTCTTAATAGAGGTGATATTTATGAATTTATATTATTTTACTTTTGGAGCAAGACAAGAATTTGAAGGTTATGTTCAACCAGTAGTGGCTTCTGAATATGATATAGCAAGAAAATTGATGCTAAATAAATATGGCACTAATTGGTTTATGCAGTATAGTGCAAATGAATGGGAATTTGTAAAGTTAAATTGTGCATTAAAAGGTATTCCCTTTGACAGAGAATTACCACCAATAATAGAAGATAGGTATAAACCAAAAAGATATATATATTGATAAATAATAAAGGAGAGTAATGACTAATGGCAGTTAAATATACTGATATATTATGTATCAAGAATATTAGGTGAAAATAATTTTACAGTTTGCAAAAAAGCCATTAATTCCAAATCTATTGGTCATCATAAATATAAAAGCAGTGCTAATAAAACTGTTCATACAGCAGGTGAAGCACAAGATTATTTAGATAGAATTGCTGAGAAAAAAGGTTGGGACGAATATTAAAATAGAGGTGATATTTATGAAATGGTTTAGATATCATAGGATTTTTGCTGGTCTTGTTGTTGGCGGTATAGCTGTATTGAGTATTGGTGCAATAGATAATACAAAAGCATCGCCAACAGAGAACGTATATATAGTCCAAAAAGGTGATAATCTTTGGCGGATAGCAAGTCAATATTGTTCTGATGAAGACAATATTCAAGAATTTATTTATGAAATAAAAAAAGATAATCCTCATATAAAAGATTATCTTCAAGTAGGGCAAAAAATAGTTATAAAAAAAGAATTAGTCGATACCGGCATATCAACTAATTCTCAAGAACATAAATATTAACTTTATGTTTATATTTTACCATACTTTGAAATAAATTACTAACGAGTAAATGCAAGAAAATACGACTTAGTACGAGGAAATTCAAGAAAATTCGAGTTGCTACGAGAAAATGCAACATAATACGAGAAACTTCGAGAAAATACGAGTAAAAAAATGAAATTAAGTAGAGAACAAGCATTAATTTTAGCAGAGTTAAAAACTTCAGGAGCAATAAAATCATTACGAGGTTTAACTACTGTAGAGTTAAATAAGAAAATACCTGGAAATATAAAGCAAAGTATTATTTATCGCAATGCTTTAAAATTGCGTGATATGGGCTTGATAGATAATGGTATCAAGGTAGGAAAATCACACAGTTATTATATAACACCAATGGGAATTAATGCTTTAAATGAAGAAAAAAATAAATAATCAAGTAAGTAGGCAGGCAATAGCTTGCCTATTTTTCAAGGAGGACTATGTAATGGAAATTAAAGATAAGATTTTATTTATTGGTGTAGGTCAAGGCGGTGGCAATTTATGTCAAGAATTGGAGCTTAGAGGATACCGTACTTTAGCTATAAATACCAGCAAGGAAGATTTAAATACACTTACAGTGAAGCACAAATACCATATCACTGGTGGTGAAGGTTGCAGTAAAGACCGTAGTATTGGTAGACAATTAATAAGACAAGACTTCGTCAATATAGCTAAACAAATCAATAATTGTGGAAATGATGTAGAAATTATTATGGTAGGTTATACAACTGGTGGTGGCACAGGAAGCAGTCAAGGCACAGTATTAGTAGATATACTTACAATGCATCCAGAATATAAAGATAAGATTATTTGTAGCGTAGTGATATTACCTTCTAATAAAGAAAGTATCCAAGCAAATTCTAATGCTTATTGTTGTTTTAAAGAAATTAGCAATATTCAAAGAGGCGGAGCTTGTTTTGTACTAGATAATGAGGAGTTTAGAGATAAATATATGATAAATAAAGAATTTGTCGCTTATTTAGATGAATTTTTGCATATACCAGCTACAGATAAATCTATAAAAGGAAATATTGATTTTTCAGAAATAAAGAAAGTATTATCTGCACATAATATGGCGGTGATGATAGCTGTTCCTGAAGGTGAAAATACAGTGGCTAGATTATTGGATAGCCTACAAAATAATAGTATCTTTGCTAAAAGGGAACAAGATAATATTTTACAATATACAGCTCTTTCACTTGCTGATGAACGACTAAATCCTGAAGAAGTAAATCAAGATTTGCAGAAAGCTATTGGCATACCAATAGATAGTTTTACTACATTTAATAAAAGAAAGAGAAATTTTATCTGTCTAAGTGGTCTTACTTATCCAAAGACACGTTTAGAAGAAATTGAGAATTTAGTAAATAGCAATAAAGATACTGTTTTGAAAATAAAGCAAAATAATCTTGAATTAAATGCAGATATGAGCTTTTTGCAATCTACAACAAAGATAGAAGATGCCTCAATAAAAGAAGATAGTTTGGATAATATTTGGGATAAATACAATCTATAACAGTGAACATATTACGAGTATTTACGAGAAAATTCGAGAAAATTCCACAAAATGCGAGAAACTTCGACTTACTACGAGAAAATTCGAGAAAATGCGAGTAAATACGAGAAACAAAAATGAGTACCCAATATCGGGTACTCATATTCTTATACATAAAAAAATCTACTTTGAACTAAACAAAGTAGATAAAATAAAAAGCCATATAAAAAATACAAATTCGCTAATCAAAGTATACCTTTTATGTGGCATAAAGTCAATTTTTTAAGCGTCTACAAAGGCGTATGTAGAGCTTGTTAAAAGTATTATTTAGATGAACAAAAATAATAAAACAATGTGGTGATTTTATGTCTTATGTACAGATGAAAGTATATATGAAAAATAACATAGAGGTATATAAATATTATTCAGGAAAATTGGGGAAGAAAATATATAATGCTCCAGCACAGGGGAAGACTCCAATAAATCAATTAAAATATCAAGACCAAAAGGCAAGCCGTATCTGTGGATGGAAAATAGCAGAGAATTTCGATAAGAATGATTTATGGGTTACATTAAATTATCCAGCAAGACAAGCTATTGAATCACAAAAAGCAAAAGCAGATATAAGTTTATTATTAGTTAATCTTCGTAGAGCATATAAAAAAGCAGGTATGGAACTTAAATATATTTATACTGCTGGAAGAACAAAACGAGGTATGGTCCATTTTCACATGGTAATAAATCGTTTTGATACAGCCATCATTGCTGAACTTTGGCGAAAAATTTCTAATGGCGGAACACATTTTCAACATTTATATACAAATGAATATGGTTATGTGGATTATAAAAAGATAGCAGATTATTTAATCAAAAATAGTCAAGAAACATATTATCGATAAGATAGAATTCATAAAAAGCGTTTTTGTGCTTCCCTTAATCTTGCTATGCCTGTAGTAGAAAAACGCATCGTAAATGCTAAAACATGGAAAGAAAATCCTAGTTCTATTAAAGGTTATTTACTTGATAAAAATAGTATCTATAACGGATATGGTTGGTCAGATAATGGAACTTATTGGGAAGGTTGTCGTATCCAGCGTTATAACTTAATTCATTTGGGCATATTGTGTAATAAAAAACATAGAAAAAAGAAACTCCCTGATATTCCACAAATATTTGATGATAAATCTTGGTATTTGTAATCAAAAATAAAGTAGCTGCATTCATAGACATATATTTATTGTGCCTATTGCAAATAAATAAATAAGGACTGATGACATGAATAAAAGTGATATTAGTAGAAGAAGCAATGCACAAGGAAAAATATTTGAAAATCAGATATATTCCGCATGCTTAGGATACTTATATGAGGGTAGAGCTTGTATTGATAAAATACCTGAACCATTTGGTGTAATCAAAAAAGATTATATTACTGGAGAGTTTTCAGGTAGATTTTTTGCGAAAAAGAAAGCTCAACCAGATTTTCAAGGAACATTAAAAGGTGGAAAATCTATAATTTTTGAAGCCAAATCAACATCAAAAGATAAGATTGCTCTATCTATATTAACCGCTCATCAAGTTGAGTTATTAGAACATCATTATCAATTGGGAGCAATAACCGCCATATGTGTAAATATCAATAATGATTTTTACTTTGTGCCATATGCACTTTGGCGATTATGCAGAGAACAATGGGATAGAAAATATTTCACTAAAGAATATTTAGATGAATTTAAAATCAAGTTTAATGGTGCTGTTAACTTTTTAGATATGGTAAACGGAAAAAAAGTAGAAGATATGACAATCTTCATAAAAGAATAGGTGATATTATGTGTGAATATACTTGGCTTGATGGAACAATATGGATATGTAGTTTAATAGAAAAGCCATGTCCTTTTGTAAAACCTCAATACAATGATTTATGTATAGAAATGAAAGTACAGATATGTACTGGCAAATGTGAAAATAAAAAATAGTAGAGGTAGATATAAATGGCATTGACAAAAGCAGATATAAATAAGATTTCAGATATGATAAAACTAACTGTGATGGCGGTTGTTAGTGAAGCAATAAAGACAGTAATACAAGATAATAGCATTAATTTAAAGCAAAAGCCTATAAATTATAGAGAAAAGACTATAAAAAAATTAGAAGCATATAATATTCTTAAGCATAATATGCAGAAATGTGAAAAAGATATTGAAGATTTATATAAAGAAGAATTTGGAGCATGTCCAGCTGTTCATCATGCTATGGAGTATTATGGTGAAAAATGTACACTTGATGAAATTCGTTATGTGAAAAAATTAAAAATAGAACATATCTATTATAGAGATAAAGAAGAAGTTGATTTCATAGATAGTGTTTTAGAAGAAATAAAAGATGAATATTATGGCGGAATAATAAAAATGATTTATTTTGATAAGATGAAAATTGAAGATATAGCAAACAAAATGAGTTGTGATAAGGTTACATTATATAGGCATAGAAATAGATTATTAGACATATTATCTATAAGGTTTTTTGGCAAAGATGTACTTGAATAAATGCAACTAGACCGTGCAAAAAAATCGCAATTTACTACCGCAAAAAAAGATGATAAAATTTTTATAGGTCAAAGAAGCGAGAAAATGACCTCTCTAAAAATAAACGCTTTTCCGTCTGAAAACTGAATAAGGTTACGCACATGATTGTGGATTACATGCAGAAAAGACAGCTAATAATTTAGCTGTCTTTTTTGTTTGGAAGGTGATGAAATGACGATTATAAAATGTGATAAATTTAGATGTTTCTATAATGCTGAAGGTATTTGTGAACATAGAAAGATAATCATGAAATATAAAAGGTGTATGAGTTATACAGTATCTGGAAATTTTACTATAAGAGATTTAATACAACATAAAGCTACTTGTCATAAAGCCAATGGCAAATATAAAAATAATACAGCAAAGGTGTTTAAATAAATGGCAAAAGAATTTGCAAGGAAGTTTTATAACAGTACAAGATGGCGGAAGTGTGCTAAAGCTTTTGCACAGTCTAAGCTTTTTATTTGTGAGATGTGTCATAATCAAACAAATGAAAAGATTGATGGTGATCAGCGTTATATTGTTCATCACAAAGTACCACTTACACCAAAGAACATTGACGATCCTTATATTACTTGTGGTTGGGATAACCTTATGCTGCTATGTATTGAATGTCATAACAAGATACATAGTAAGGAGCGAAGGCGAATGCTCTTTGATGACAATGGTAATCTAATTGGTATTGATGAACCAAAGAATAATTAAAATGATTAACTACACCCCCATATACGATAAATTATCTGACAATTTCCTAGACCGGAGGGTCCATGTTCGTATAAAATACACGATATCGCCGAGAGGGGTGTGGTCTATTTTTCAGAAAATTTACTAGAAAGGAGATGTATTTTTGTGTCAAAAGTAAGTGAAAAAACTTTGAAAAAGCGAAGATTGGCGCAATATAGAGAGGCTTTTAAAAATATTGATGATGATAAAATGGCAATAGTCGAAAGAACAATTGATTTTGCTGTTGACCTAGAATTTAGGCTTGATAACCTGCAAAAAGACCTTGATAGAGATGGTTTTATTGAGGAATATTGCAATGGAAAAGACCAATACGGCACAAAAGAGTCTACTGCTAGTAAAGCATATTCTACAGTTTTAAAAAATTATAATTCATTAATCCGAACCTTGTTATCTTGTATGCCACAAAAAACTTCTGATGATGTTGATGATGGTTTTGAAGCCTTTGTTGGTACATTGAAAAAGTAGTGATTATATGAATTATATTGAAGTTTATTATGGGAAGATAAACAATGGTGATGTAGTAGTTTCAGAAAAGGTAGCGAAATTATTTAAGCATTTACATGATAAGCTTGATGATAACAATGGTCGTTATATTTTTGATGAACAAAGAGCCAATCATGCCATAGATTTCATTGAGCGATATTGCAAACACTCTAAAGGTAAATGGGCTGGTAAGCCTGTTATATTGGAAGTATGGCAAAAAGCTATACTTTCAGCACTGTTTGGTTTTGTAGATAAAGATACGGGGCTTAGGCAATATAGAGAATTAATTTTAATCGTAGCTCGTAAAAATGGTAAGTCTACATTATCCAGTGGAATAGGTCTTTATTTGTTATTTGCTGATGGTGAAGCAGGTCCTGAAATTTATAGTGTAGCGACAAAAAGGGACCAAGCAAAAATAATATGGTTAGAATCAAAAAGAATGGTAAAAAAATCGCCATCATTAGCTAAACGCTCTAAATCATTAGTGTCCGAAATACAGTGTAATTTTAATGATGGAACATTTAAGGCACTGGCAAGTGATAGCGATAGTTTAGATGGTCTTAATGTTCATGGAGCACTGATAGATGAGTTGCATGCTATCAAAGATAAGAACCTTTATGATGTAGTAATTGATGGTATGACTGCAAGAGAACAGCCTTTATCTATTATTACATCTACTGCTGGTACAGTGCGTGAAGGTATTTTTGACCTAAAGTATGAAGAAGCAGCTAATATTATTGCCGATTTCGACAATGAAGAAGGCTATAAAGTAGATACTATTTTACCAGTGATTTATGAACTGGATAGAAGAAGTGAATGGACTAATCCAAAATATTGGGCAAAGGCTAATCCTGCACTAGGAACAATAAAAAATAAAGAACAATTAGAAGATAAAGTAAATCGTGCAAAGGCTAATCCTCATTATGTTAAAAATTTATTATGTAAAGATTTTAATGTGCGAGAAACTGCTACAGAAGCTTTTATGACTTTTGAACAACTAAACAATGAAGCAACGTTTGATATTGAGGTTTTAAAACCTAGATATGGCATTGGTGGTATAGATTTATCTGCTACAACGGATTTAACTTGTGCAACTATGCTTTTTAAAACGCTAGAAGATGAAAAACGTTTTTATGTAGAGCAGATGTATTGGATACCAGAAGAATTACTTGAAAAACGAGTACATGAGGATAAAGTGCCTTATGATATTTGGCTAAAGCGAGGATTTATTAGGTTAAGTCCTGGCAATAGTATAGATTATCGCTTGATTGTTGAATGGTTTGAAGAAATGCAAAATGAAAAAGATATATACCTGTTTAAATGTGGCTATGATAGTTGGTCTGCAAAATACTTTGTACAAGATATGATAAATACTTTTGGTGAGCCAACTATGGAGCCAGTAATACAGGGTAAGAAAACTTTATCTGGTCCGATGAAAGCTTTGGGTGCAGATTTAGAAGCTAAACTTATAAATTATAATAACAATCCTGTACTTAAATGGTGTATGGCAAATGTTAGTGTAGATATGGATAAAAATGGAAATATTCAGCCATGTAAATTACAAAATCCAAGACAACGCATTGATGGTTTTGCAAGTCTACTTGATGCATATGTAGTATATGAGAGAAATAAAGATGACTATATGAATATTATTTAAAAGGTGGTGAGACATTGCAATTTAGAAGTTTATTTAGCAAAATCTTTGGTAATCAAAAAGAATATAAAGATGTTACAGCTTTAAAATTATTAAATGGTTATACAAATATGTATACACCTTTTTCAGGAAATGCTTATGATGACGCTACAGTACGAGATTGTATAGATACTATTGCAAGGCATTTTGGAAAAATGCGACCAAAACATGTAATTAAGGATAATGGAAAAATAAAAAATGTACCTAATGATAGATTGAATTATTTATTAAGTTCGTATCCTAATCCAATGATGACTGCTAGTGAATTTTTAGAAAAGTTTATAGCACAGTATTTTACGTATAATAATGCTTTTATTTATATACAATGGGACGAATTTACAGGCAGTATAAAAGCTGTATATCCATTAGATTTCCCTCTTTTGGAAATACTAGAAGACAAAACATATAATCTTTATGCTAGATTTACTTTTGGTGCAGGTGAAAGAGTTACTATTCCTTATGAAAATCTTATTCACATTCGTAGACATTTTAATCGCGATGAAATATTTGGCGATGATAATTCAAAGATAATGATTGAAGATTTATCAACGCTAAAGGCAGTTAGAGCTTCTATTATTAATGCAGTTAAAAATTTTACAGCACTGCGTGGATATTTAAAATGGATTTCATCTCTTAGACCAGAAGATATGAAAAAAGTACATGATGATTTCGTACGAACATATGCTAGTAATAATCCTTCAGGTATAGCTAGTTTGGATAATAAAGTAGAATTTCATGAATTAAATAGTAAGATAACTACCTTTAATAGTCAACAAATGAGTTATGCTAGAGATTGTATTTATAAACATTTTGGACTTAATGAAAATATCATCATGGGCAAATATACAGAAGATGAGTATATAGCCTTTTATGAGTCAGTACTTGAGCCTGTAGCTATAAAATTAGCTCAAGAAATGACAGACAAGTTATTTACAAGACGAGAAAGAGGCTTTGGTAATGAAATTATTTTAGAAAGTAATAGATTAAACTTTATGTCTGTAGCATCTAAAATTAAAATCTGTGAAACACTTATTCCTACTGGCGGACTTACAATCAATGAAATTCGTGAAATCTTTGGTTATGCTGGTATTGAAGGCGGTGATGAACGTCTTATCAGTTTAAACTTTGTAAAAGCTAAGGATCAAAGTTTATATCAAACAGGTAATAATGATAATTCATTGAAAGGTGGTGAAGATAATGGGGAAAATGGAAATGAGAATGGCACTACTAGAGCCAACTAATAATGATGATGAAAATAAGCAACTTGTAGAAGGATATGCAGCAGTTTTTAATCAAAGGGCATTAATATGGGAAAGTGAGTGGAGCGGTTGGAAATATATGGAAGTAATAGACCGCAATGCTTTTAATGGTGCAGATATGAGCGATACTGTCTTTAAGTATAATCATGGCGATGTAGCAATGATACTCGCTAGAGCAAGTAATAATACATTAACCATGAATACTGATGATAAAGGTCTTAGAATTAGTGCTGATATTATTGATACCAATAATGGTACAGATGTATATAAACTTATTAAACGTGGTGATTTAAACAAAATGAGTTTTGCTTTTACTGTAAAAAGTGAACGAACTGAAGTTGACAAAGAAAATAAGATTTATACACGTACAATAACTGCTTTTGATAAAATTTATGATGTGGCGGTTGTAGATTTTCCAACGTATGATGGAACATCTATACAGGCACGAAGTAAAGAATATTTTGTGGACCTAGAAAAGGATTTACAAGAAAAGCAAAGAAGAAAAAGATTATTGCTTATGACGTATTTATAAAAGGGTTTTGTGTTTTATATTGCAAAAATCACAAGATATGCTATACTAAGTATAGAAACAGTGAAGTTCATTATAATGCACAAAACCCTTAGGAAGTGGTAGTTCCTAAGGGTTTTTACATTATTACGCTAATGCTGGAGCGTTAGGATAGTTACTCAAAAAAGTGCTTATCTATCCATTTGTAAATGAAGTAAGAGATTACATTTACCATAATAAGCACAACAATATCAGTGAAGTTCATTATATGCACCTCCTCTCTGTTACCAGATTGGAGTTGAGTAACGAAAATAGTATAACATAAATTTATTAGTTAAGCACCTAAGAAGGTGCTTTTTTTGTACCCATTTTAAGATATTCAGAAAGGAAAATACAATGAATAAACGATTAGAAGAAATTTTACAAAGAAAAGAAGAAATTCGTTCTTTATTAGCTGATGAAACAAATAAAAATTTAAATTTTGATGAACTTGAAAAAGAAGTTAGAGAACTTGATGAAGAAGAAAAAGAAATCCGTAGACGACAAACTATTATTAATAATATTGGTAGTGGAATGACAACAAGAACAAATACAACTAAACCAGTAAAAGCCAATATCTATGATAGTGAAGAATATAGACAGGCATTTATGAATTATGTTTGTCGTGGTGAAAAAATCCCTCAAGAATTTAGAAGTGATGAAGTAACAGCTACAACAGATATTGGGGCATTAGTTCCACCAGTTACACTCAATAAAATTATTGAAAAAATTGAAGCTTATGGCATGATTTTACCACTTGTAACACGTACAGCTTATAAAACAGGTATGGTAATTCCAACAGCGAGTGTAAAACCTACAGCTACATGGGTAGCAGAAGGAGCTGGCTCTGATAAACAGAAAAAAGCTCTTAGTGGAACAATTACTTTTGGACATTTTAAATTACGTTGTGCTGTAGCTGTTACTTTAGAAACAGAAAATATGGCATATAGTGCCTTTGAAACAACTCTTGTTAAGAATATCGTAGAAGCAATGGCAAAAGCACTGGAAATGGCGATTATTTCTGGCACAGGAAGTGGTCAACCAACAGGTATTCTTACAGATAATAGCAAAGGTGCGAAACTTGAAGTATCTGCACTTGATTATCAGACGCTTATAAATGCTGAAGCAGAACTTCCTATGGAATATGAAAATGGTGCAGTTTGGGTTATGACTAAAAAAACCTTTATGCAGTTTGCAGGAATGGTAGATAAAAACGGACAACCTATTGCACGTGTAAATTATGGTATTGGCGGAAAACCTGAACGTATTTTACTTGGTAGAACGGTAAAACTTACAAACTATATTGATACCTTTAATGAAAGTTTAGGTGCTGGTAAAGTATTTGCGTTTCTTTATAATTTTGCCGATTATACGCTTAATACTAATTTCCAGATTGGTATTAAAACTTATGAAGATAATGACACTGATGACATTATCCGCAAAATGATTATGGTGTGCGATGGTAAACCTATTATCTATGATAGCCTTGTTAAATTGGTGAAAGCGGGAGAGTAATAGCCCCACACCTGCAATAGTAGGTAAGGCAATAGTGGGGCAAACAATAGTAGGAAAAGAAAGTTAAATAAAAGTGAGGTAAATAATTATGTATACAAAAACTAATTGGGTAGATAATAAAACTCCAGTAAATGCTGAAAATATGAATAAAATTGAAACTGCACTGGAAACACATGACACAGCCCTTGAAAGTAAACTTGAAAAGCCGAAAGCAGACGGCACGCAGGGACAGATTTTATCTCTCGGCGCAGACGGGAAATTAACTTATATTGACAAACCGGCAGACGGTACACCGGGAGATAAAGGTGATAAGGGTGATGACGGCATAGCGGCAGAAATTACATCCGTTACGGCGACGGTCGACGCTAATACAGGAACACCGGAGGTAACCGTAACACCGGGCGGCACAGCGCAGGCACGCACATTCGCCTTTGCCTTTAAAAATCTTAAAGGTGAAAAAGGTGATAAGGGCGATGCAGGCAACCCGGGCACAAATGGGGCAGATGGTACGGCGGCAACCATTACAGAAGCAACGGCAACGGTTGACGCCAATACAGGTACACCAGAAGTAACTGTTACTCTTGGTGGAACAGAACAGGCACGTACATTTGCATTTGCCTTTAAAAATTTAAAAGGTGCAAAAGGTGATAAAGGCGACACAGGTGATAGTGGATTAACAAAACAGGCAGCTATTGCAGACGCGGCAGGTGGCGATGAAAAAGATAAAATAAATGCTATTTTAGCGGCATTACGTAGTGCAGGGGTAATTGCTACAGAATAAAAGGAGTGAAAAAAAGCATGGCTGTTACACTTGAGCAAGCAAAGGAATATCTGCGCATTGATGAAGATTTGACCGAAGATGATGAGCTTATAGGCGGTTTAATCGAAGCTGCTACTGATTATCTAGAGCAGACTACCGGCAAAGAGTATAGTGATGACAGCCAGCTTTTTGTTCTGGCTGTTAAAATGCTAGTGGCGCACTGGTATGAAAACAGAAGCGTTTTTTCTACCAAAACCAATGTTAATAATCTACCGCACTCTATCGAAGCCATAATTACACATATTTCTCTAGCACAGCATTATAAACCATTAGGAAGTGAAACATCATGATTAATATTGAAGAAATTGGTACATTAGATAAACGTGTAACAATTTTAAAATATGAAGATGTTGAAACACCGTATAATTTGACACAGAAAAAATTAATGCCATTTTTGAAAGTATGGGCAAGAATTGAACCTCTTAGAGGTAGAGCTTATTATGAGCAATACAAAGAAAAAACCGAAGATTTAAGTAAAATAACTATTCGCTATCGAAAAAATATAGATAATTCTATGTTAGTTAAATATAGAAATAATCTATATGAAATAAAAAATGTCATAGATCCTTATGAATCGCATATAAAACTAGAATTAATGTGTAGCATAAAGAAATCAGGTGCTAGTGATGGGAATTAGTTTCGAAGAATTTATTGGTAGGTTGCAGACGGTGCAAAAGAATTTTCCAGATGATGTTGAGACTGTTTTAAATCGTGGTGCTAATCGTATGATTAAGGCTTTAAAAACAAATAGTCCAGATAGTGGAAAGGATCATAAAAGAAAATTAAATAAAAGTTGGAAAAAGAAAATTGAAGGCTATGGCAAGGACATTCATGCCAATATTTATTCTACAGCACCACATTTTCATCTTATTGATCGTGGTCATAAAATAGTGGGTAAGAAAGGACAAGAAAAAGGTTTTGTACAAGGAAAGCATTTTTTACAAAAAACTATAGATGAACAGCAAGATGATTTACAAGAATATATGTGGAAAGGTGTATATAAGCGGGTAAAAGATAAATTAGATGGTTGATGTAGTAAAACAGATAGATATCTTAAATCAAATTGGCATAATGCTGAAAGCAGAATTTAAAAGCACGGTTTATAGTGATGAAATCTTAGAAGATTTCGCTAAACCGTGCTTTTTTATTAAATGTTTATGTACTAATATCCCACAGACTAAAAATATAACAAAGAAAAGATTGTCTATTATATTGACATATTTCTCGAAAGATACCGATAAAAATGAAATACATTATGCTGATGTTATGGATAGACTTCAAATGCTTTTTCAAAGAGGAATACCTTTAAAAAAGAGATATATTCATGTGAATGAATTTACTATTGATAGAGTAGGGGAAGGACAAGATATTATCCAAATGATAGTAAAGATGGATTATTTGGAGCAAATTATAAGACCAATGAAGCAAGCTGATTTAATGGAAGAAATGCAGTTAAAAGTAAAAATAAATGAAGGAGAGAGGGCAATATGGCAAAATTAGGAATGCCAAATGTGATTATATCTTTTAAAGAAGCAGGTATTGCAGCAATTGAGCGTAGTAAACGTGGAATTGTGTTTCTTATTTTAGAAGAAGAACAAGAAGTTATTGATAAATTAACCATAAAAACAAATGCTATCTGTGGCAAAGCCATTACAGGACAAGCAATAACAGGGAATATAGAAGAAAAAGAAGTTATTGAAAATCCATTTGTTATTTATACAACAGATGATATTCCAAGCGAACTTAGTGAAAGTAATAAAGATTATATTACTAAATGTTTACTTGGATATGTAACTTCACCATACCGAGTTAAAGTTTACTTACAAGATAAAGGTAAAAGCGGAGCAGATAAATGGCAGGAATCTTTAAAGAAAATTGCAGCAGAACGTTGGGATTATTTGGCAATTCCAACTATAGAAGAAGAACAACTTGAAACTGTCGGTACATGGATTAAGACAAATAGGGAAAATAAATACAAAAAAGTAAAAGCTGTACTTCCTGGATATGATGGAGACTATGAAGGAATTGTTAATTTTAGTAATAAAACTATTAAGACGGCAACAAAAACGTATACACCAGCAGAATATACACCACGTATTGCAGGATTAATAGCCGGAACACCAATGACCATAAGTGCAACATATGCACCGCTTAGCGAAGTAATTGACTGTGATAAATATGACCTTGATGAAAATGATGAAAAGGTAAATAATGGTGAATTTTTCATTTGGTTTGATGGAACTAAATATAAGATGAGCCGTGCAATGAACAGTCTTGTTACTACAACGCAAGGAAAACAAGAAGGCTATCAAACAATTAAAATCGTAGACATTATGGATATGATTTATGATGATATTAGAACTACAGCACAGGATAGCTATATAGGTAAATATGCAAATACTTATGATAATAAATGTTTACTTATTACTGCAATAATTGGATATCTTAAAGAACTTGAAGGTGAAGGTCTTTTACAAGCTAATTATTCTACTGTAGAACTAGATACGGAAGCAATAAAAAATTATCAGCTGCAAAACGGTCTATATACCAAAGATGAACTTGCAGATATGAGTGATGATGAAATTAAACAGCTAGATACAAAGAAAAAAGTATTTTTAAAAGGCAAAATTAAGATAATTGACGCTATGGAAGATATAGAACTACCATTTGATATTTAAGAAAGGAGTTTACTTTTATGGATAAATTTGAAGCTCAACGTGTTATGAGCGGGACGCAGGGCGAAATTTGGATTGAAGGTAAATACATGGCAGAAGTAACAGGGTTTAAAGCAGAAATTAAACTAATAAAAGAAGAAGTTAATCAAGTAAAAACCATGTTTAAACAGTATAAAGTTGTAGGCTGTGAAGGTACTGGAAATGTAAAAATGAATCATGTGTCTTCTTATTTTATTAATCTTATGGCAGATAATATTCGTAAGGGGCGTCAAACAGTTGTTACAATTCGTGCAAAACTTGATGATCCAGATGCAGTTGGACGTGAAGAAGTGATTATTCGTGACGCAACCTTTGATAAACTTACACTTATGGATTGGGAAGCTAAAAAACTTACAGAAGATGATTATGATTTTACTTTTACAGACTTTGAAGTGCCTGTTACTGCTAACGCTTAATATATTTGTAATTATTTTTAAAGGAGATAAGAAGAATGAGTTTAGTTGATGTATTATTAAATAGTGATGTAGATGAAATCTTGGCGGAAAAAACAGAAGAATATGACGTTGAAAGATTAAGTAAAGTTTTGGGAGAAAAATTTGTACTTACCTTAAAATCTATTCCAGCTAAAAGATATTCTGAAATTCAAACAACAGCTATTAATATAAAGGGAAAAAGTAAAAATATAGATTTATATAAAATGCAAATGCTTACATTAAATGAAGGAATAAAAGAACCAAATTTGGCAGATACTAATTTACTTAAAAAGTTTAATGCAACTACTCCATTTGATATGTATGAAAAGTTGTTTTTAGCTGGTGAAATTACAGATATAGCAAATAAAATAAGTGCGTTATCTGGCTACAGTGAAGAAGAAAAACAACAAAATATTGAAGAAATAAAAAACTAATAAAATCTGATGGCAAAACAAATATGATGTATTGGCTTTATAGAAAACATCATTGGAAGCCATTAGATTTTTTTAATATGGGCAATGGTGAAAGAACCATTATTGAAGCTTTTATAAGGCAAGAACAAGAAGATATAAAAGAAGAAATAAAAAAATGAGGGGATAAAATGGCAACACAAATTGATGTAACTTTAAGGTTAATAGATATGATGACCTCCCCTCTTGTACGTGTTCAAAATGAAATGGAACGTACAGCACGTGCTCATCAGCGTATGGGTAGAGATATTCAACGTATTGGTGATGGATTTAGTAGTGTCGGCGAAAGTATGTTACCAATTGCAGCTGGAATTACAGCAATTGGTGCAGCAGGAGGTCGTGCATTTATTGATTTTGATAGCATTATAACTGGAGCAGCGGCAAAAGCTGGAGCAACAGCAGAAGAAATGGAAATGATGCGTCAAAAAGCAAGCCAATTTGGTGCAGATTTTCCAATAAGTGCCACACAAGCAGCAGAAGGTATGGATAGATTAGCAGCGGCAGGTTATGATGCTAATCAAGTTATTGGTGTTATGCCATCTGTTATTACAGCAGCGGTAGCTTCAGGTGAAGATTTAGCCACAACGTCAGATGTTGTAAGTAATGCTCTTAATATTTGGAACTTAAAACAAGGTGATATTGCTAGTAATGCTATGCGAGTAGCAGATGTAGTACAGATGGCTGCAAATAAATCTAGTCTTAGTATGACAGACTTTGGTGTGGCTATGCAGTATGCTGGTGCTCCTGCTGCAACACTCAATATTTCGATTGAACAATTATCTACAGCAATGGCTATAATGAAAAATAATGGTATTGAAGCAAGTACTATTGGAACATCACTTCGTTCTATTTTTACAAGATTATCTAGTCCACCTAAATCAGCAGCAGAAGCTATTGAGCGATTAGGATTACAAGTAAAAGATACTCAAGGAAATTTTTTAGGAATACAGCCAATAATTGAGCAATTGCGAACAAAAATGATTGGTATGTCTGATACTGAACAAGTAGCTATTGCTCAAGCTTTAGCAGGTCAGGAAGCTTATAGTGGTTTATTAGCATTAATAAAAACAGCACCCCAAGATTATCAAGCAATGCAAGATGCAATGAATAATGCAACGGGTTCTTCACAGGCTCAATTTGAAGTAATGAAAGGTACACTTAAAAATAGTATTGATGGTATGTTAGGGAGTCTTGAAAGTCTTGCTATTAATTTTGGTAGTGTTTTAACACCGCAAATAAAGATGGTAACCGATAATATAGGAAATTTAGCAGACTTAATAAATACGTTATCTCCTGAAACTAAATTACTAATCGGTAATATTTTAATGTGGACAGTAGCATTTACTGGTTTTATGCTGGCAACAGGTAAAGTTATAAGTATTGGTGGTGGTATTGTAAAACTTTATGGCGACATAGGTAGAGCTGCAATGGGTGGAAGTATACACAATAAGGCTTTACAATTTGCTGTATTAAATACAGTTAATGCTTATAGAACATTAAGAACAACATTGATTACTGTAAAATCGGCAATGACACTTGAAACTGTTGCTATTGCAACAGCTAGTGGACTTGGTAAAATCTCTAATGCTATAAAAACGGTAGTTACAGTATCACGTGCGTTTATTTTTTCTCCAATTGGAATTACTTTAATGGCTATTGCGGGTATTGCTTTTCTAGTTTATCAAAATTGGGAAACTGTAGGACCGTTTTTAATTGGATTATGGAATCAAATTAAAGCAGCATTTTTAGAAGCATGGTCGCAAATTCAACCTGCTGTTGTATTATTAATGGCTTCTTTTAGTAGGCTTAAAGATGTAATATCTGGCGGTATTAATTCTGTTTTATTGGCACTACAACCAGCATTTAATGCCATAAATCAATTAATTAATATTATTTTATCCTTAGGTAGTTCTATTAGTGGTGTGCTTATGCCTATACTTCAGTTGCTTGCAATATTTTTAGGAAGTGTTTTCATCACAGCTTTAGTAATAGCTGCAAATGTGATAACTAATAGTATTATTACAGCAATTAATATAGCTACTGCTGTTATTACAGGATTTTTAGGCGTATTAAATGGCATAATCACATTTATAACAGGCGTATTTACTGGAAATTGGCAAATGGCATGGCAAGGTATAGTTAATGTTTTTCAGAGTATTTTTATAAGCTTGAATGATATTGTTAACAGTGTTTTAAATGAAATTAAATCAAGTGTAAATAGTATTATAGATAGTATAAATTCGATTAGTTTTACAGTTCCAGAAGGCGTACTAGGTATTGGTGGAGCAACTTTTGGTGGGCTTAATATTCCTAAATTTGCAAGAGGAACAGAAAACTTCACTGGAGGACCTGCCATAATTAATGAGCAAGGTGGAGAAATTGTAGATCTACCAAGTGGAACACGTGTCATTCCGCATGATAAATCTATTCAGACAGCATATGCACAGGGACGACAAGACAATCAAAGTAACAGTAATAATTATAATTTCAGTATTAATATTTATGGTGCAAATATGAAATCAGATGCCGACATGGACGAGCTAGCGGATAAATTAATGCAGAGAATTTATTATCAAATGCAAAAGAGAAGTATAAACATGAATGAGGGGGCGGTGTAATGGCTTCAATTTTGTCGTTTTTAAATCAGGCAGTAGATAGCATTATAAGTTCAGGCTCTGGCTTAAATACGGGTTGTAAGTTGGTTTTAAGCTGTGCTGGAGAAAGTGTAACTTTTCCCGTATCACCACCTTCTTTTAAAGTAAGCAATGCTTACAATAATAGCACTATAAATGTAAATTCTTTAGGTGATATAAATATGCTAGGAAAACGTGGATTAACTACAATTAAATTTTCTAGTTTTTTTCCAGCACAGGCTTATGATGATATTGTAAATATTACACCTGATAGTCCATATAGTTATGTTGAAAAAATAAACTCTTTTGCACAAAAAGGACAGCCTTGTAAATTAGCTATATCTAATACAAATATAAATCTTAATGTGAGTATCGATACCTTTGACTATAATGAAAAAGATGGTACTAGTGATGTTTATTTTTCCATTTCTTTAAGAGAATATCGATATGTATTACCAAATTCTAATAAATTAAATAATACAACAGGGCTTGCAAGTAGAGTAGCAGAGGAACGAAAAGAAAAAGTAATTAACTGGTATCCTGGTATGGATTTAATGGACGTAGCAGCACAGAGTGTGGGGCAGTTTTTCCCGATTGAGGAACAAGACGCAAAGCAGTTATCTGTATTTAGGACGTTGGCAAAAACGAAGAATTTGAATGTCGGCACTATACTTCATGCAACAAAACAGTCTATAAAAGTTTCTGATGATACGATTATAAATTTTTAGGGTGATAGTATGCTTATATGTAAATATACAGATCCGCCGCTTACACAAAAAGAACAAGAAGAATTACAGCAAAAGAAAAATAACAATGAACCATACGCTGAACCATTATCTGATTTTGATATTACAAATTTTGTAACGAAATGGACATGGAGTGGTGATAGTGAACAAGCAGCAAGAAAGCTTGAATTTGAGATTGTTTATAATACTGTAGATAAAGACAGTGCCTTTACCGCCTTAAATTTAAAAGTAGGCGGTTTTATTTATTTATCTTACGTTGAAACGGAAGAATCAGAACCTGTTGAAATCTTTGAGGGTAGGATTTTTTACAGAAAAAGAAATTCTAATACATTTACTTTTTCTTTTACCTGTTATGATGATATGGTCTATTTAGCAAAGTCGAAGGTACAAATGCTATTTGATGGAATTACAGTAACAGACGTTATAAAGCAAGTATGTACAGAAATAGGTATAAATGTATCTGCAAATATTCCACAGATTAATACAGTAGTAAGTTTTATCGTTGATGGTAAATCTTGCACTGAAGTTTTTAAAATGTTATTTGAGTATACCAAAGCTGACACGACAAATAATCCGAATGGTGAAGATTATACAGTAATTTGTTTAAATGGTGATGTAACAGTTATTAAAAAAGGTGAGATAATTGAAAATTACATTGCCACTGATTTAACTGATATTGATAACTCGGAACACTCTGAAAGCATAGAACGTATGGTAAATCGTATAAAATCTGTAGATGATAATGGTAATATATGCCAGGTCTTTACAAATGAAAATGATGTTACACATTTTGGAATGATACAAGATATTTATAAAATGCAACCACCTAAAGAGGGAGAAACAGTAGATAACGTAAAAATGGCAAAATCACGATTGAAACGATTGCAGGACGAAAGCTCATTTAAGGCAATTGGTAATATTCAGTGCATTACAGGTTATACAATTGAAGTTCAAGAAGAACAGCTTAAAGGTAAATTTTTTATAAAAAGTGATACACATAATTTTGCTAATAATATCCATACTATGGATTTAACTTTGGAATATATGCCAGAAATTCCAGAAGTGGCAGAAATAAAACAAGAAGATATTGCAACACCAGTATTTAAAAGTAGTAAGCGTAAAAAAACTACTGGTGGCGGTAATGGAAGTTTAAAAGTAGATAGAGGACTTAGTACAGGTTTTGATGCTTGGGGAGGGACTACCATGAATAACGGTAAAAATGGTTGTGCTGAAGCTGTTGGAAAAATGGGTAGTTATTATAGCCCGTTTTTAGCAGAGCAGTGTAATAATGGTGTTGTTGGTGTGCCTTCTATGGTAGCAAATGCAGATAGTGCTGGGCTTTTGGAAAATTTTTCTATAGGTAATTTAGAAAAAGGCGATGTTATTGTTTATGGCAATAATGACCATGTGGTAATTTATGATGGTAATGGTGGATATTATGGCAATAGTAGCAGTAAAAATGTTGTGGTACATGGTAGAGATTACAATAGCCTAAACATAACACCAACAAAAATTATAAAAGCAAGCAAAGGATGATTAAATGAAAAAAACGGAAGATCCGTATAAAGCAATGTTAATGCTTTTTCGTAATGTTGGTGGTAAGGCGGGACTACAATCCACTGTACAAATTGGCACTATTGTAAGTCCACCACCAGAAATAAAAGTGCAATGGAATGGTATGCTACTTGATAAAAAGTGGTTTTATATAGATGATTATTGGTTACAGGGGCATACAAGGCAGATACGAGGACATATAATATCTGCTACTCAAAATCGTGGTGGTGGTATTGGTGATAGTGCCTATGAAAGCCACAATCATGATATTAATAATGATTATACAGCTTCTATTATTTATACTGATACATGGCAAATCGGCGATAAAGTTTTAATGATACCGATTATGGGAGATGATAATAAAACAGTGAAACAGTTTTGGATATTAAGTAAAGGTAAAAGATTGGACGGTAATTGATATGGCTAATCCTTTTATGATAGGAAATACCGTAAATACTGAACAGTACAATACGCAAAAAGAATTTAAAGAATATGCATGGGATTTTAATAGAAATTCTTTTATTTATAATGATGATGGTTCTATGAAAATAGTTACACGAAATGAAGCAATAAAAGTATGGGTATATAAAGTATTGCAGACAGAACGATTTCGATATGGTGCATATTATGATGATTATGGTCTAGATTTAGAAAGATTTGTAGGGAAGGTAGCTAATGATGAGATAAATGCTAATGAATTATATAATGCTGTTAAAGAAACATTGCTTGTAAATCCGTATATTTTAGCGGTTAATAATATATCTGTCGAACAAGTAAATAAAAAGATAATTTTAAATCTAGAGCTTACCACTGTATATGGTAAATCTACGCAGAAAATCGAGGTGTAATATATATGTTTGAAATGGAAACAAGAAAAAATATCTTGGATAGATTAAAGCAATATTATACCGAAACAGCAGGGGATAAAGTAAATATTATTGAAGGAGGTTTTGTGTGGGATACGCTATCTGCTAATTCTAAAGAGTTTGAAAAAGCATATGCTGAAATGGCATTAATTATTGAAGCCTCTTTTCCACAAACAAGCTGGGGCGATTGGCTCACAAAAAAAGCTGAGGAACATGGTATTATACGACAAGAAGCCACAAATTCTAGTGTTATTTTAACTATAACGGGACAGGCAGGAGTAGCAGTATCAGAAGGTGCATTATTTAGTACCAATGATGGAAAAAATTTTATTACAGTAGAAACTAAAAAAATAGAATCTACAGGAACAGTAGATATAAAGGCACAATCTCAAGATGTAGGTACTTCTTGTAATGTAGATGCCGAGACAATAATAAAAATTCCTATGAGTATTTATGGTGTATCTAGTGTTATAAATAAATCAGCAGCTTATGATGGCTTTGATGAAGAAACAGATGAAGAACTTTTAGAAAGATTGCTTTTTAAAGTACAAAAACCAGCAACAAGTGGTAATCCATATCATTATGTGCAATGGGCAACTGAAGTAACAGGAGTCGGTGGAGTAAAGGTAATAAGGCTTTGGAATGGTCCTGGAACTGTTAAAGTTATAATAACAGATGCTAATAATGGTATTGCAAGTGAAGATTTAATAGAAAAAGTTAAAAATCATATTGAAGAGCAAAGACCAATTGGTGCAACTGTTACGGTTGTAAGTTTAGAGCCAGTTAAAATAAATATAGAATTAAAGGTTACAAGTGGTACAGCAAGTATAGAGGGCATAAAAAATGCTGTTAATGATTATTTTAAGAAAAATATTTTTAACGCCACATATGTATCTTATGCAGTGATTGGTGGTATTATCATTAACAATTCTGCAACTACAGGTGTTTTAGATTATACAGATTTAAAAATAAATAGTAACACAGAAAACATTCCTCTAACTGATGAGCAGATGCCAACGGTAAATGAGGTGAAGATAATTGAATGATATATGGCTTAGGCAAAATAAGGTAAGTATTTTGAAATATTTACCTTATTTTTTATCTAAAGATTATAGATTTAAAACTACAAATAATGCTTGTGATGTAGAACATGAGAATATAAAACAATATATTAAAGATTGTTTTAATCAGCTTTTTGTCGAAAGCGCAACATGGGGCTTAGATTTATGGGAACAGTTTTTAGGGCTTCCCATAGATAAAAATAATGATTATAAAACACGACGAGCAAAAATATTAAGTCGTATGAATAATCGGCAAACCGTAACATTAGAGTTTGTAAATTATCTTATAAATCTATTTGTTGCCGATAAAACAGGTTATGCGGTAGATTATCCAGAGAAATACTTATTAGAAATCATGTTGCCGGATAATAAAATAACAGATTTTAAAGCATTGGAAGAAATTTTAAATATATATATTCCAGCTCATATAGGTTGGCAATATATAGCTTTTACAGAAAGTAAAGATTACTTTTACTTAGGTGGAATAGTATCTAAATGTAAAACTATAAATATTAGAGCTAATAGTGAATTTAACATAAATGTAAATGGAATAACTAAGAATAATGCAATTGGCATAGTGCATATGGCTAAGATTATAAATATTCCTGCAAATTATTATGAATAGGAGTAATAGATTATGAATAGCTTACAAAATAGAAGTACATTACTAGATAAACAATATGATACAGGGCAATTTTCAGCTTGTATTGTTACAAATATTGGTAAAGAAATGATTGCTAAAAGTCAAAATGGACAAACATTGACATTTACGCGTGTAGCTTTAGGTGATGGTTTAATTGATGATGATGACGATATATTAAGTTTTACAAAAGTTAAAAATGAAAGATTAAGTGCTAATATAGCTAAATGGGTAGATAAACAAAATGGACAATTCCAAATACAATTTAGAGTTTCTAATCAAGAAGTAGAAATCGGCTTTTGGCAACGTGAAATAGGTATAATGGCTAAAATTGATGGTGGTGAAGAACAATTATATGCATATGCCACTTCAGGTAATGGTGCAGATTTTTTGTATGATAAGACAACGCCTATTGATGAACGTATAGTTAATATAGATTTTGTAATTGGTAATGCAGAAAATGTTCAGGTAATAGTAAATGGCAGTATAATTTATGCTACTATTGAAGATTTAGAAAATGCAATAGATGAACATAATACTGATGAAAATGCACATGATAATCTAATAAAAAGATTATTTGGTTCAGCTGAAGCAACATTAGATAGTATAAAGTTAAAAATAAAAGAGTGGGCTAAAGAAGTTTGTTTACCATTATCTGGCGGAACTATGAAAGGTAATATAAATGCCAATGGGTATAATATTACCGCTACTAAATTTATAGGTAATCTTCAGGGTAAAGCTGATAGTGCAGCTAATGCTGATTTAGCAGCAAAAGCTACTACAGCAGAAAATGCTAATAATGCTAATAATTCAAGTGTTGCTAATAAATTAGGAACTTCTACAGTGGGAAGTGCTACTAAGCCAGTATATATAAATAATGGTGTTGCAAGTGCTGTTAGTGTAGATTTATCTACACTAGCACCAAAAGCAAGCCCTGGATTAACAGGAACACCAACAGCTCCAACTGCTAATGTAGATACGAATAATACACAAATTGCTACTTGTGGATTTGTTAGAAATGCTATAGCAAAATTTGCTCCAATGCTAGATACAATGAAAAAAATATATCCAGTTGGAAGTATTTACATGTCTACTGTATCTACTAATCCAGCTACGTTATTTGGCTTTGGTACATGGGAAGCAATGCCAGCAGGTCGTGTGTTATTAGCACAAGGTAAATCTTCTTGGGGAACAACCTATAATGCAGGAAGTACTGGCGGTGAAGCAACTCACCAACTCACTGTGGGGGAATTGCCACAGCATACACATACTGCTTCTACAAATACTACAGGTTCACATGCCCACACATATAGGACATTTTATGGCACAACCGGATATGGACCAGATGGTTCTAGTGATAGAGAAAAAACTATAAATACTGGGTCTAGTGGTAATCATACTCATACTGTAACAATTAACAATACTGGCTCTAATCAGGCTCACAATAATTTACAACCATATATTGCAGTATACATCTGGAAACGTACAGCTTAACTTACTCTTTTCCACATATATACAGCTAAGTATGGTTGCATATTATTATGTGATTGGCTTGAGCCGGTGTTATTAATATTTATGGTATGACTATGATTTCCTGCGCTTAAAGTAGTTCCTTTATTTCTAGCATAATTTGTATCAAAATCGCTAGGAAAATTCATGTTTGTATTTCCATTTGGTCCATATAATTGAAATTGATGAGTATGATTTCCAGTTGTATTAGTGGACGCTGTGTGATTGTGAGCAGGTAATTCTCCCACAGCTACTAAGTTGTACGTTTCCAAATATAAACACTGATGTATGGTTGTAAATTATTATGACTTTGGTTACTCCCTGTATTATTGATTGTTACGTTATGACTATGCGTACTATCGAATATACAATTCCAAACCCCAGTAGATTCACCGTTACCAACGTTAGCACCGTGGTTTTTATAGCTAGTAGCAAAAACTCCACTAAAATCATAATCTTTTCCTGCTTGTAACCAACCTATATTACCATTTTGATTAACATTGTTTGTACTGGCACTATGACCATGAGAGGGTAATTCTCCCACAGGTAAATTTTTAATAAAGGCTATAAACATAATATTAAAAATAAATATTTCTCTAATTTTTAATAAAAAAGAAATCCTATAACAGCAGTAATGTGCATAGTTATAGGATTTTTAAATTTTAGAAATATGATATTTTTAATGTTTTTATGAGTAACGATTAGTAACACAAATAAAATCTAAATAATGCTTATATTTAAGGCTTAATTAAATTTATACGTATCTTATTAGTATCACTTTATTTTATTAATTGCTTTACGGAGCTGTCTAATATCTTTATGTGTATAAACTCCATTTGTAACATCAGAGCAAGCATGACCTAATATTTTACGTTTGGCATTATAATTTACTTCTGCGTTATCCATAAGTGTTGCACAAGTATGACGACAATCATGAGGTGTATATTTTGCATTAAGTGCTAACATTATCTTATCCCATAAAGTGCAATAAATGCTGTAGTTATAAGGCTTTTCATCATGTCGGCAAATAAGGTATTTACCAGGTGTTTGCATACGTATTTGTATTAATGGAAAAATTTTTTCATGTATGGGAATTATTCGCAGACCAGATTTAGTTTTGGATTTTGTAATTTTAATATATTTTTGTCGTAGATAAACATTATCTTTGGTAAGTTCTAATAATTCACCTATCCTCATGCCTGTATAAATTAAAATTAACACAGTATCGACACCTTCAATATTTAAATTAGACCATAACTTATTTATTTTTTGGCGTGTAAATGGTTTGTGTGGTCGTTTTTGTTTATTCTTGCCTAAATTTAAAAGCATAACATAATTTTTATCTACGTATTCCATCATTAAAGCATATTTGAACATTAAACTAAGAGTAGAACGGATTTTCTTACATGTGCTGTAGGAAAGTCCTTTTCTTTTAACTGTATCTATAATGTCCTGTAAGTGGTAATACTTAATTTTTTTAATGGCATTTCATGCAAGGACAAACAATGTTTGTACGAATTATGGTAACTGTTTATAGTGCTTTTACTAGGTTGGTGTTTGTCTATATAAAAAGGTAACCATCTATAGAATAATTCTGAAAAGATTATTTCATGTCCATGAAGAATTTTATTATTTTTCTTATTGAAATCGGCAGCATATATTTCTGCTTCGACTTGCGAACAAAAATAGCCCATAGCTTTTTGCTTACCATCTTTGGTGATAACAAAAACAAAAGGTCGCCTCCGATTACCGCTTAATTTTTTAATACTTCCATATCCATTGGGTTTTCTCAAAATAATCACTCCTAAAAATAAAATTTAGGAGAGTATATCATAGAAAGGAATAAATTTATGAGAGTTTTTCAAATTTAAAAAGGCGAGATCTTAATTATAAATGGTGATAAACAGTATTCTGATACTGTAGAAAATTTTAAATTAGACAGTGAATTAACATTAAAAGATTTGAATGAAGTTATTTACGATAATTATCAAGAATGTTGTGTAATTAATAAAGAATTTAAAGAATATCCTAATGCTAATTTTGATAATTATATAGATAATGTTGACACTTATATTAAAGCGAAAGAAAAAAGAGAATATGTGCCACCAGAAGAACCAACAGAAGAAGAAAAATTACTTAATAAAATTAATGAAATTATGGTAGCTAATGATGAACAAATTGCTGATATAAAAGACGCTATGTTGGTAGCAGTACTGACCGATGATACTGAATTACAAGCAGAACTAAAGCAAGAGTATGCATCTGTTATTGAAAATACAAATAATAAGCTTCAGGAGGTAAAAATAAATGACTAAAAGATGTAATATTTGTGCTAAAAAGCTTGATGAACAAGGCAAATGTACAAATGAAAAATGCCCCAACTGTTTAAAAGAAAAGTTAATATCAGAATTGGAATCTAGTAAGCAGTAAGTAGGTGGTGATATGTATGAGCAAATTATAAATTTTGTTAGTTCGTTAATTCCTACTAAATTAGAAACGTATGTTGGAGGAGGTGTTGCCTTTGTGGGAGTTTTGTTGCAACACTTTATAGGGCAATGGAACAATCAGATAGAAATATTGTTAATTTTTATGATTATTGATTATATTACTGGTCTAAGTGCTGCATATATAATGTCTAATGTTTACTTAGATAGTAGGAAAGGTTTCAAAGGTATTATCAAGAAAATAGTCATTCTTTGCTTGGTAATATTAGCACATCAGATGGATGTGTTAATTGGGCAGGACGCATTGATAAAAAATGTTGTCTTGCTCTTTTTTATTGGAAATGAAGGCTTAAGTATTTTAGAAAATGCTAGTAATTGTGGTTTGCCAGTTCCTAAAAAATTAAAAGATAC